CGGCGAGAAGGTGCGCGTGCAGGAAATCGACCTGAGCATGCGCCAGAACGAGGGCCTATCCTGCTCAATCGCTCTGAACGACATCAAGTACGACGCTTCCGTGCGTCAGGCGAAGAAAATCAAAGGCATCACCGGCGGAGCCGCATTGGCCGGCAGCGAGGGCGGCACGACCGCCTCTTCCGATCGCGACCATCGCGTACCGAAGGCCCCGCTTGGACTTGTCGTGCAGACGGACGCATACATTGGTTCGGACGGGTACGCCCACGGTCTGGCCACAGCCTCGTGGAGTGCGGTCACGCAGGCCACGAATGACACAGCCATCGAGATCTCCAATTATTTGGTCGAGTGGAAGCTGCACAAGGATGGCGCGCCCTGGCATTCCGCCGGCACCACCGATAAGACGCAGCTCGGTTTCGGAGGCTTGGATTGCGGCACGCAAATCGAGGTGCGCGTCAGGGCTGTGCCGACGTATTCGGACAAGCTTGGCGAATGGTCGGCCGTCGTGGTGGCAACTGTGGAGTCGGATACGACGCCATGCTCCGTACCGTCGAAGCCGGTATTGTCGTCCGAGCTTGGCGTGGTGACCGTCCACTGGGATGGCAGGACAAGCACTGGCGCGTCGATGGAATCGGACTTCGATCATGTCGAGGTCGGCGAGGGCGTCAATGCGGCCGGCATGACCGTCATCAGCGCAAACCAGTCCGGCCCGGGCGATTATCTCGTGACCGGCCTGAAAGCAGGCTCCCAGCACTCCTACGCCTTGCGCTCCGTCGATCATGCGGGCAATCGCTCCGACTGGTCCGCCATCGCTTCGGTGACCGTGGCTTCTGCTGTCTCGCCTGAAGAGGTCAAGCAGATTCAAAAGGATTTGGCTGACAATCAGACAGCTTTGAAGGATAACACCGCGAAGCTGGATCAGGCGCGGAAGGACATCCAAGCCAACAAGACCGGCCTTGACACGGCGTCCAAGTCGCTCGCCCAGGCGCAGACCGACCTGACGCAGGCCCGGAAGGATATCGCGCAGACCAAGAGCGACCTGACCGCCGCGAATGGCGAGATCAGCACGGCGAAGGAGTCGGCGGCGCAGGCGTATGCCGAAGCACATTCGAAGAATCACACTTTCCGTGGGCCTGACGAGCCGAAGGACAATCTGATTGTCGGTGACTTGTGGCTCAAGACGCAAAAGTATTGGACGAGGTGGCAGGGAGAGAAGAACGCCTCACCGAGCCTCTTGGCTGACTTCTACACGTACTGGCAGGGCGCGCCTAACGCCTCGCCCAGCGTGCTTGTGCCCTTGTCCGATCGTGTGATTGACACGCTTGTCTGGGATGGCTCTGCATGGAACCATCTCGGCTATGCCGACGTGGAGCGCAATGCCGACGAAATCGCTCAGGCGAAGTCCGACATCGCGGATAACGCCGCGAAGACCACCGACGCGAAGAAGGCTGCTGAGAATGCCGCTGCTGCCGCCAAGACGGCTCAGGGCACGGCTGACACGGCGAATGGTGCGGCCAGGACCGCACAGGACACCGCCAATGCGGCTCAGACGGCTGCGAAGAGCGCGACGACAACGGCAGGTCAGGCGAAGAGCGCCGCCGACGCGGCGCAGACCGCCGCCGAGAGCGCGAAGAAGACCGCAGGCAATGCGGAGACGCTGGCGAACACTGCCAATGAGTCCGCCAAGTCCGCCAAGTCCGACGCGGCTTCGGCCAAGACGGACGCTTCCACCGCGAAGACGGACGCGGCCAATGCCAAGACCACCGCCGCGAATGCGTCCAGTGTGGCGACACAAGCCAAGGCCACGGCTGACAGTGCGGCACAATCCGCCACCGATGCGGCCAAGGCCGCCCAGAAGGCCAATACCGCAGCAGCTGCCGCCGCTGGCGTGGCTAACGGCAAGGCCGACGTGCTCATCCAGAGCACGGCACCGGCCACGTCGATGCGCAAGGCTTCGACCCTCTGGATTGACACCACGAATGGCGCGAACACGCCGAAAAGGTGGAATGGTAGTGCTTGGGTGGCTGTGACCGATAAGGCCGCGACCGACGCCGCGAACGCCGCCGTCAAGGCCAATACGGCTGCGAAGACCGCGCAGGATACGGCAGACAAGGCCAATATTGCTGCCGCTAATGCCGCGTCTCAGGCGAATCAGGCGCAGGCCGCCGCGAAAAAGGCGCAGACCACCGCGGATGGCAAGAATCTGATCTACCGTGGCCCCGACGAGCCGAATCATGATGGCTTGAAGCCGGGGGACATGTGGTGGAGGACGCAGAAGTATTGGACTCGCTGGAAGGGCGAGAAGAATAATTCGCCGTCCATGCTTGCCGACTTCTACACCTACTGGCAGGGAACGCCGAACGCTTCACCAAGCGTCTTGGTGCCGCTCGCTGATCGTGTGGTGGAAGTCCTTACGTGGGATGGTACGCGCTTCGAGCCTTTTGACCTCGTGGCGAACAACATCCTCGCGTCTGGAACCGTGGCCGCGAAGCATCTCGCCGCCGACTCAGTGACCGCCGAGAAGGTCAAGACCAATGCCATCACGGTGGACAAGCTGGCTGCCAATTCGGTCACGACTGAAAAGCTGGTGACTGATGCGGTGACCGCCGCGAAACTCGCCGCCAACTCGGTGCAGGCGCGCAATATCGTCGCACTGGCCATCACGTCCGACAAGATCGCGGCCAATTCCGTGACCACTGGCAAGCTCAAGGTCACGGAGGATATGACCGTGGCGCTGCTCAACGTCCACAAGATTCAGGCGTCCGACATCGCCGCCAATGCCGTGACCACTGCCGCTTTGGCGGCTGGTGTCGTGAATGTCGACAAATTGGCTGCTAATTCGGTCAATGCGTCCAAGATTGTGACTGGTGCCATCACCGCCGACAAGCTCGCGGCAAACAGTGTGACGGCCGTCAAGATCGCGGCTGGCACTATCACTTCCGACAAGGTGGCGGCAGGCCAGTTCAGGGGCTATGTCTTCACCGGCGCGATATTCCAGAGCTCCGAGGCCAAGAACACCGGCATGAAGCTCAACGGCACCGCATTGCAAATGTGGGACAGCAACCACAATCGCACCGTCTATCTTGACGGCGAAGGCAAGTCGAATGTGCTGACCGGCACCTTCCAAACCCGCACGAGCGGGCACAGGGTGCGTATCAGTCCGGATTACAAGTCGCACGCGATTGCCGGGTCGGAGACTTTTACCGGTGACGGATTGGAGTTTTTGGCGTACAAGGATTCGATCGCATATTACAACTATCCTACGGTCGCGTCGCTCATCGAATCGAATCAGGTCGGCTTGATGAGCGAATTGGACTTGTGGAGCGGATACGTGAGCAAGAACGACCCCGCTGCTTTCATGAGTCTCAAATCGAAGCCTCGTGCGAAAGGCGGCACCGGCAGCGGCGTCACGTCACAAGTGTATCTGCACGCCGACACGAATTATGACGAGTCCGACTTGTCGAAAAAAAGCTCCTCATGGCTCACCATGCATGGTGTCGGCGGATCGGGTGCAAGCGCGTATCTCAACGTGCGCAGTGATTCCGGCAGCTTGTGCGAGGTCGGCGTGCACTCGCAGGGCGCGAAGGCCCGCGCGTACTGCACCGCATCCGACGCGAACGGCGAAATCGGCATGGTGTCCGACATCAGCGCAGGCTATCTCTACCTCGGCGGCTATCTTGGCGGCATCACAAGCCGTTTCACGTTTCAAAGCACCAATTGGCGCATCTACCAGAACGCGACGCTAACCGCGGACTACACCGTGCCACAGACCACGTGGTCATGGACGCCGGCGAAATACGGCAGATACTACGGCGTGTGCAATTCCGACCTCAACTGTGGTTCGATCTTCATGCACGTGTGCAACACCGGCGGCGCTGGATCGTTGCAGGTTATGGGATACAACGCCGGAAACGGCACCTTCAAGGGCGACATGTACGTCAACGCGTTCGCGTGGCTCGTCAAATAAGGAGGCATGTTTTGCAAACTGTTTTCGAAGGCGGGAACCTCGTCATCAGAGCGGAAACGGAAGGCGAGCGGGGGCTTGTGTGCGGCATGGACGCTATCGCCGCATGGCGGGCCCTGCTCGGCACGACGAGCGTCGCGGAGACGTGCGCGGCCATGATGCAGGCGCGCGAAACGGCCGGCTCGTACGATCCGCAGACCGGACGCAACGCGTACACGACAGCCTACGAGGGCTTGGAGGCTGCTTTGTCAGATACCGCGTCTGAAATCTCGATGCTTTCCACGGACGGCGAGGTGCAGGACGATCCGATGACGGCCGCACGCAACATGACGCGCGCGGCATTGGGACTGCCCACGATCACCAACGATGCGGACGCGGCCGTCCAGACGGCCATGCTGTCTGGTGAAACGGCCGGTGCGACGCCGACCACCGGCATCGACACGGATTGCGTGGACGCCAAGGCCATCGGAAGGCTTTTCGCCACCGACGATATGCGTTCGGATTTGGATGCGGCCGAGGACCGCTTCTATGAGTCCCTCATGCCAAGACAAAACCAACAGAATTAAGGAGATTGATCATGGCCGATGAGACCACTGAAACCACTACCGATACCACTACTACCGTGACTCCCACCTCGTCTGGTGTGCTTGACTTGCGCCCACCGCAGGAGTCGGTGCGCGCGGAATTGTGCCGATTGGGATTGGAGTTTTCCAGCACTGACGGCACTACCGAATCGTGGCGCGACTACAGCCGTGGCGTGCTTGCGACCTTCGATGATTCCGGCACCAGCGTGACTTTGACGGATGTGAAGACGAATCTCGGACGCACTTTGACACTCGACGAGCTTAAGGCCGTGACTCGTATCGACACGATGACCGCCGCCGACTAATCCAGCATTCCAATTTTTTCAACCCCTGCAATCCAATCGGATTGCGGGGGTTTCGTATTTAAGGAGACTTATTTTGGCTCAGATTCCAGCCGACGCGAACGACGTCATCGACTCTCTTTCCGCGCAAATCGGCACACTCAACAAGCAAATCGCAATCCTCACCAGTCAACTGTCGGCGGCCATGAAACTCATCCCGAAGGATGTGCTCGAAAGCGTGAAGGGAGACGAGAATGCAGAGGATTAACCTGTGGCTGAACCCAAAGTTCGACCCCACCGGCTTCCATGTCGTCAAAAAGGGCGGCGACATATCGAAGTACATGACCGGTGGCACGCTGGCCAACACCAGAGGCGAATACATCGACCTGCCTTTCGCGTGCGAGGTCGGCGTGGAATACGTGTGCACGTGCAGGATCGTCAGCAACGATACGACGAATAAAGCAATCGGCATCTTTTCCGGCGGCACGGTCGAATACCCAAGTGCCCAGACGGTCGGGAAACATACGATCCGCTTCACCTCGATCGCCAATAACACGCGCCTGGCCGTCCCCTCCGGTATGGCCATCAGCGAATTGAGCGTGGAAGCCGCCGACACGTATGACGCGGCGCTCGGGGGGGGGCTTCCGGGCTTCTTCACCGGCGACACCATGCCACGCGACTGACGCCGCGCACCGGGACGGTGGTGCCCGATGATGGTCACGAACCTATGCGCGAAACCATCCTCGACCATCACCTTAAAAGCAGGCAGGTGGACGAATATCACGACCGTCCCGAGCAAGATCGGGATGAAATATTGGATCAATGTCTATGTGAACGTCACCGGCGGCACGATCTCGATAATCGGAGTGGATGGCGACATCAGCGCAAGCCAACGTATCGGATACACGATGATCTCCAACAATCCCAATCCTGTGTCAATGAGTTATTCCGTCAAGTCAGGCAATCCGACTGTTACAGTGACAGATATGCTCCTCTGCACGTTTGCCGATTATCAGGCGAACAAGACCCTGCTCGACAGCATCGGATATTTCACCGGGGACACGATGCCGCTCGCCTAACCCTCATGGGGGTGATGGCATGAGAATCATCACGAACTATGCGTCCAGCCCATTGACGGTTTGCACGGGCAACGGCCGCGTGGAATTCAGAGGCTGGAACGTCGCCAGTGGCGCGCCAACCAAGCATGTCGTCAGCGCATACTGCCAACTTGTGTCTGGCACAGGCACGATCAGATTCGGATGGGACACCGCTCACACGCTTAACAAGTCGGGCAGGCTGACTGCCTATCCGACGACCAACACGTTCCCAACCGTGGTTGTCGTCACCACCGGCGACGCCGTATGGAAAATCAACAGGATGATCGTCACCTCGCAAGAGGAATACAGCCTGCTGATGGGTGAATGCGGGCTTGATTATTTCGACGGCGACCTCATGCCGCGCGCGTGAATTCCAAATCCCGTCGATTTCGACGGGTTTAAAACCATTGAATCAAGGGAGGAATCGATGTGCTGCAAAATTTTCTAGCTGGTTTTGGGGGTGTCGGCGGCGCGTGCGCGGTAATCACACTGTGCTTGAAAATCTGGCCGGGGGCGCTCGAATCGCTCGCGACCGGATTGTATGCGCACGTTAACCCCGAGCGATTGCCTTACAATTCGGTGCTTTCCCAGCATTTCGCTAAAACCCGCCAATTAGGCGAGCGGACGGAACGCTTTGACGAGCGCATGGACGAACTCTGCCGCGACACCATAAAAAACACGCTGATTTCACTGATCTACGGCGACCAAAGCCACGACCACAGTGAGGCCGTCCGATACGAGCTGGCGAAGCTTGAGAAATTGGACGCGCACTGCTGGATAGTCGCAGCAGCAGAAAAATACTTGGAGGACCGGCAATGACACGACTGCTCATCGCGGGCGGAGCCTACCTGATTCTCCTCACGCTCATTCTGGTTTTCAACCACAACGCCCACAAAAAGCGTTGATATCGATTTTCACAACCGCAAGGCCATCTCTTCGGAGGTGGCCTTTTTATTGCCCCCTATTGGGGGTGGGAAGGAGGCCGTCATGGACGAAGTGACCATGACGCCGGAAATGACACCGCAGGGCGACAGTCTGCCGCCCATTGACATCCCGGTCGTGTCCGAAACGGATGCGGCCAAGGCTGTCGAAGGATTGGAGGACTGACATGGCAAGCGTCAGCGCTCTCATCAATCGTATGCGTTACTGGTGCGCAGTCGCCAATCTCGGCTACAGCCAGTCCGACCGCTGGAACTTCAACCCATCGGGGGGTAATTGCGATTGTTCCAGCCTGGTAATCCACTGCCTGCGCGAGGCGGGCTTCGACACCGGTTCGGCCACCTACACCGGCAACTTGTCCGGTGAGCTGACCAAGCGCGGATGGACGCGACTCCCAGCGAATGGTAATCCGCAGCCGGGCGACATCCTGCTCAACGACGTGCACCACGTGGCCGTCTACCTTGGCGGCGGCAAGCTCGCGCAGGCGTCCATCTCCGAGCGTGGCACGGCCTACGGCAAGGCCGGGGACCAGACCGGCCGCGAAACCAACATCAGGGGCTACTACAGCTACCCGTGGAACTGCTACCTCCGCTACGGCGGCGGCAACACCTCTTCGGCATCCACCGGCGCCCTAGCCGTGGACGGCAACGTCGGCCCCGCCACGGTACGCCGCTGGCAGCAGGTGATGGGCACCGCGGTGGATGGCATCATCAGCGGCCAGCAGGTGCCTGACGGCAGGACTTACGCGCGTCCCGCCATCGATTCGAGCGTGGTCCGCTACGGCGCTGGCGGCAGTGATCTGATCCGTGCCGTGCAACGTCGCCTGGGCTGCGGCACTGATGGTCTGCTTGGCCCCGCCACCATTCGCGCCATCCAAGCGCACTACGGCCTGGCTCAGGACGCGAGCTTCGGCCCCGCGACCGCACGCGCCTTGCAGACGGCACTCAATCAAAACCGATTCTAAGGGGGTTTAATATGGCTCAACATGCAGCGCCGACGACTTTGGAGACCACAGTCAACAATCTCACCAACGAGCGTGAGGACGGTCAGGACAACCAGCCGCCGGACGCATACACTCCGGTCTTTTCTAAGCAGGTGCGCACCGTCGTGTACGTGCTCGGGCTGATCGCTTCATGCGTTGGCCTTGGTTTCATGACCTTTGGTGATGCGGCTGTCGGCGGCTACATTTCGACCGTGGCCGGCTTCATCGCCAGCGGTCTTGGCGTCGCCTACAATCCGCTGCGCCGTGATTGATTTTCTAGCGTGAGACTCAAACTCGCGCCGGAAACTCAACCTCGCGTGGAAGAAAATTCACGCACTGTGGTGCTTGTGGAAATTCTTGCACCCTGTTTTTAAATCTGCCCCTTCTCCATTTGGAGGAGGGGCTTTATTTTTAGGACTTTCAAAATGGGCATCAGACAGCAGACGATTGACGATTACGGCGCGTTCGTGGACAAATTCAAACCGAAGAAGACCACGGATGACTGCTATACCCCCCCCGCAGTGTATGAGACGATAAAGGACTGGGCATGCCGTGAGTTTGGCATCGACCCCAGCAAGGTGGTGCGACCGTTCTATCCGGGCTGCGATTACGAGCGGTTCGACTATTCGGGCGGTGCGGTGGTTGTGGATAATCCGCCGTTCAGCATCCTGTCGAAGATCTGCACGTTCTATCGGACGGAGCAAATTCCGTTCTTCCTGTTCGCGCCGTATCTCACGATCTTCTCCAGCACATCGCGCAATGGGGCGCACATGATCGTCACGAATTCGACCATCGAATATGCTAACGGCGCGCAGGTCAACACCAGCTTCGTGACGAGTTTCGGTGATGACCTGATCCGCACCGCGCCGGACTTGGCCAACGCGATCGACGAGACCGTGAAGCGCGTCAGGAAAGAGCAACGCAGGCATCCGCCGAAATACTCGTATCCGCGTGAACTGCTTACCGTGAGCAGGCTCGGGAAGATTAGCAAGCAGGTCGAGTTCCGCGTCAAGGCTTCAGACGTTGCGTTCACGAGGGCTCTCGACTCGCAGAAGGCCGTGAAGAAGGCCATCTACGGCGGCGGCTATCTCCTGAGCGAAGCTAAGGCCGCGGAACTGAAGGCCGCGGAACTGAAGGCCGCGGAACTGAAGGCCGCGGAACTGAAGGCCGCGGAACTGAAGGCCGCAGAAGATGTGACGGTATGGCCGCTCAGCGATTCCGAGAAGCGGATCATCGAAAACCTCGCATGAAAAAATCGCGCAGTTTAAATCCTGTTGGAATATTTTGCGCCCACATGTAACGTCGCCCCTCTCTCAGCATTGCTGGGGGAGGGGCTTTTTGTTGTTCGGGGGCTTGTTCCGTGGCAACATTTTGGCAACATTTTGGCAACATTTTTTAGAAAACGACGTGATTTTCGTAATCTCGATAAACATTGGCAACAGTTGCAAACCGTTGAAAATAAAGGAAAAGCCGCCATTTCTGGCGGCTTTCAATCCGTGGAGATGCGGGGAATCGAACCCCGGTCCGATGACCGAACCCTCAGTCTTCTACGTGCGTAGTCTGCTGGCCGTGCGGCGGTTTTTCTGCCCCCATCGATGTCGCAGACAACTGATGGCGAGCATATCTACAGTAAAAGTCCCTTGCCGGCCCTGTGGCTCAGCCGGTAAGGCAAGTCTTCTAAACGACGCTCAACATCCCCCCAAAGACGAGGGGGAGTGAACGGAGCGGCTGCTCACTGGTTAACCCTGGCGCGAAGCTCAGGCAGCGAGAGCGAACTCAGTGCGGTTAGATTTAGCACTTATTCTTTTGTAGGGGGCATCCACGAGCGGACCCTACGTTCTCGGCACGCTTCCCTGCGACGAACAGGTCACCGTCGAAACCGATCATCCCCAAATATTGAATTATCAAACCTTCCGGCTTTATAGCCAGACATTTCAAGATACCACGGTTTATCCGACAAACCAAATTATGCTATCGGCGATTCATCATACCGACGAAACTTCGCAAAACCGGTAAAAAAATTCCGCATGCCGTTATTTGACGGCATGCGGAATCGGTGATGATGAAAGGAGAAGATACGCTTACTTGGCTGCTGCGGCGAGGTAATCCGGAACGCCTTCGGTCGGGTAGGCCGGCCAGCCGCCTTCCTTGGTGCACACGTAGGCGGCGGTGTTCACGGCCGCGCGATGCGCTTCCTTGAGGGAGGCACCGGACAGGATCTTGCCGGTGAAGGAGCCGGAGAAGGAATCGCCGGCTCCGACGGTGTCGGCCACCTCGACATGCGGGGTCAGCAGAGTGGAGGTCTCGCCGTCCTTGGCGATGATGGTGCTGAAGGTCGCGCCGCCGGTCAGGATGGTGTACTCCAGATCGAAGCGATCCATGAACCACTTGCAGGCCTCTTCGTCGTTGCCCTCCGGAATGGAGAACATCTCACGCATCATGATGAGCTCGTCGTCGTTGATCTTGAAGATGTTGGCGTATCCCAGCAGCTCCTCGATCAGCTCCTTGGAGTAGAAGTTGGCGCGCAGGTTGATGTCGAAGAACTTCAGCGCGCCTTCCTTGGCATGCTGGAGCAGTTTGATGATGGTGTCATGCGATTCCTGGGAACGCAGACCCAGCGTGCCGAAGCAGATGGCGTCGGCCTTGGACACGGCCTCGGCGAGTTCGTCGGTGTAGCCGATGTGGTCCCAAGCCACGTTCTGCACGATGGTGTATTCCGGAATGCCGTTGGTCAGTGCCACGGCGACGGTGCCGGTCGGGTATTCGTTGGTCTGCACCAGCGTGTTGATGCCGGCCTTGTGCGCATCGTTGAGCAGCTCGGCGCCCAGCTCGTCGTTACCGACGGCGCTGATGGCGTAGCTTTCCGCGCCGTTCTGGGACGCGTGGTAGGCGAAGTTGACGGGAGCGCCGCCGGCGCGCTTGCCGGTGGGGAGCATATCCCACAGGATTTCACCGAGGGCGATGACGATTGGCTTGGACATGGGTGGTTCCTTTCTTTGGTGGGCGGCGTGCTATGCGACGTCGAAGAACATCGAAGGATGTTCCAGAAAATTGGTTATCGCCACGGCGGCGGCACCGGTAACGGTGGCGTCGGTGGGCAGGGCGGACAGGGTGATTCGGGTGTTGCGCCCGATTTCGGGGATCGTGCGTTCGCGCACGACTTGTGTGACTTCGTCGAGCAACGGCTGGCCGGCTTGCGCGATGATGTCTCCAAGAACGATGTGTGTCGGATTGAAAGCGTTGATGATGGTGACCGCGCCGTACCCAACGTATCGGGCAACATCGAGCATCAGAAGCGTCGCGGTCTCGTCTCCCGCGTTCGCCTTGGCGAACAGTGCTGCGCAAGCCTGCGCATGCGTCATCGTCTCGCATCCGGGAACGATGCTCGGGTTGGCGTTGAGTTGTTCGTGGATGGCGTTGGCGGAGCAGTAGCGTTCCAGGCATCCGACATTGCCGCAGTCGCATGGCTTGCCGTTCACGTCGATGGAGACGTGTCCGATTTCCGTGGCGGTGCCGTGCTCGCCGTAGTAGATGGTGCCGTTGTCGATGACTCCGAGGCCGATGCCTTCGCCAAGCAGATAGTAGGCGAGGGAACCTTCCGACAGTTCCGGATTGAGCAGGAACTGCGCCAGCGCGCCGGCGCGGGCGTCCTGTTCGACGAACACGGGGACGCTGAATGCGTTGCTGAATTCGTCGATGAAGTTGATTTGCCTCCAGCCCTGCATGGAGGAGACCAAAGCGGTGCGTCCTTCGTCCTTTAAATAGGGCCCCGGAACCGCCATGCCGACGGCCACGATGCTGGGGTCGTCCTTGATGAGCTGGCGTACGGTATCTCGAATGCGCTCCACCGTTTCGGGGATGTGCTCTTCGCTGACGGTAGGCAAGTCGGACAGGAAGATACGGTTGCACTTGAGGTCGAAGACCGCGATTTGCACCAGACTGCGGGCGAACTTCACGCCGATGATGTGGTATTTGGCGCAATTGAGATTCAGACCGATGGAACGGCGGTTCTTGTCTCCGTCCATGTCGCCGGTTTCTTCGATGATGCCCTGCGCCAGCAGTTTCGCGGTGATTTTGGTGATTGCCGCCGGAGTGAGCTTGATGGCTTTGGCGATCTGCGCGCGTGAGCAGATGCCATTGTGGTACAGGTATTGCAGGATACGGGAACGGTTGTTTTCCGAGATCGATAACTGTTGGGCGCTGTACCTACTCATGCTCACCTCCTTGCGACAGTGCATGGACCCTCATTGAACTTCTTAATATATTAACGCCGTTAATTGATTAATGCAATTCGTGTTGTGCCGCGTGTCGCGCGCTTATCTGGGTCTCTCTGTGCGAAAGCAATGAGTAAAAAAGAAGGACGTAGACCTTGAATGCGACTTTGGCTGGGTCCGTCTCATAAAATGGCTGGTTTTTCTTATTTTCTTTCAGTAGTCGTTAAAACGTTGGAATTTCGCCGTTTTAATGCATAGCAGAAAACGACGAATATAAGGTAGGTGGGTAAAACGGCCTCCAATGAAACGTACGGTTAACATTGCGCGCCGATTCTTGTCACTATATCGCCTTGCACAGGGGCGATTCGGATAGAAAAGAGAGGATTCCATAGTGAATCGCAAGAAAGTTATCGCCGCTCTGGCTTCTGTCGCGGCTCTGGCTTCCCTGGCCGCCTGCGGCGGCGTGAAGGACGGTGGCGCCGCAACCGGCAACACCATCACCGTCGGCACGACCGATAAGATCACCAGCCTTGATCCGGCTGGCTCCTACGACAACGGTTCCTACGCCGTGCAGATTCAGGTGTTCCCGTTCCTGTACGCGCAGAACTACAACACTTCCGAGCTGTCTCCGGACATCGCCGCCGATGACGGCACCTGGAGCGCCGACGGCACCGAGTTCACCGTCAAGCTCAAGAAGGGCCTGAAGTTCGCGAACGGCCACGATCTGACCGCCTCCGACGTCAAGTTCTCCTTCGACCGTATCAAGAAGATCAACGACGAGAACGGTCCGTCCTCCCTGCTGGCCAACATCGAGTCCGTCGAGACCAAGGATGACACCACCGTCGTGTTCCACTCCGCGGTCAAGGACGACGTGACCCTGAAGCAGGTGCTCTCCAGCCCGGCCGGCCCGATCGTCGACGAAGAGTCCTTCTCCGCCGACAAGCTGACCGATGCCAACACCATCGTCAAGGACAACGCCTTCGCAGGCCCGTACAAGCTCACCTCCTACAAGGTGAACGAGGCCCTGGCATATGCCAAGAACGATTCCTACAAGGGTCTGACCCCAGCTAAGAACGACGTTGTGCAGGTCAAGTACTTCGCCGACTCCTCCAACCTGAAGATGGCCGTGCAGCAGGGCCAGGTCGACGTGGCCTACCGCTCCATGACCCCGACCGACGTCGAGGACCTGTCCAAGGACAACAAGGTCAAGGTCGTCAAGGGACCGGGCGGCGAAGAGCGCTTCCTCGCCTTCAACTTCAAGATCATGCCGTACGGCGAGAAGTCCAGCGAGCCGAACGCCGACAAGGCCAAGGCCGTGCGTCAGGCCGTCGCAAGCCTGATCGACCGCAACGAGCTGGCCACCAAGGTCTACAAGAGCACCTACACCCCGCTGTACTCCTTCATTCCGGATGGCCTGTCCGGCCACGACGACACCCTGAAGGCAGCCTATGGCGACGGTTCCGGCAAGCCGGATGCGGCCAAGGCCAAGAAGACCCTCGAAGCCGCCGGTGTGAAGACCCCGGTAGACCTGAAGCTCCAGTACAACCCGGACCACTACGGCCAGTCCTCCGCCGACGAGTATGCGGCCATCAAGGCCCAGCTCGAGGAAGGCGGCCTGTTCAAGGTCGACCTGCAGTCCACCGAATGGACCCAGTACAACAAGGACCGTAACGTCACCAAGGATTCGGACGGTTCCTACCCGGTCTACCAGCTCGGCTGGTTCCCGGACTACTCCGATCCGGACAACTACCTGTCCCCGTTCTTCCGTGACGGCAACTTCGTGAACAACGGCTATTCCAACAAGGACGTCAACGACCTGATCGTCAAGCAGGCCGGCCAGACCGACGCCAAGGCCCGCGAAGACACCCTGAAGGAAATCCAGAAGCTCGAGACCGAAGACCTCTCCACCATCCCGCTGCTGCAGGGTGCCCAGGTCGCGGTCACCGGATCCAGCGTGAAGGGCGTCGTGCTCGATGCCTCCTTCCGCTTCCGCTACGCTTCCGTGACCAAGGCCTGATAAAGGTTTTGATCGCCCCTGCCCACCCTTAAGATGGGCAGGGGCTCAATTTGTATCTGAAACACCAATAAGGAAAAAGGAGCCCGACGTGACGCAAAGCGCAACCGAGGCTCAGCCGAAAGCCAAGAAAAACAAGCTTTCAAGCGGATTCTTCCGTTTCGTGCTCACACGCTTTCTGCTGATCATTCCTACAGTATTCATTCTTGTAACCATCGTTTTCTTCGTGATGCGCGCCACCGGC